AGTACATGACTGCCAGCTTACTCACTTCATACTGAGTAGCCAACAAGACAGTTATCCTAGTCTGAATGGAGTATCGGAATCACTGGGTCTAGGTCAAAAACTAGACGAAGTAAAGGAGCAATATTGGAAGAACGGAATAGACACACCATTGATACCACTAAATGTGCTTACGGATTATCTAGTTCAAGACCTGGTATTGACGGAAGCTGTATATTTGAAACAGAAACAGGTTCTGTCGAATGCAGACTATGCCTTACAACGCCTCGTAAGCCTAGCGAATCAGGACTTACTAGTACTACTGGAGATGGAGTTCAACGGTCTTAAGCTAGACTTTGGCAAGATGACTATTGAAAGTAACAAAACAGAACAACACATTAACGAAATACGAAAGGAATTAGATGGACACTTCTCAGACGTTCCTGCCTTTTCTCGCAATTACAATTCTAATGATTGCCTCAGCGCTCTTCTTTATGGCGGTGTACTTAGTGAGGAAACAAGAACAGTTATCGGACAGTATAAAACGGGAGCAAAAATTGGACAAGACCGATACAGCGTTGACCACGTGCAACACGTGCTGCGCCGACGATTCGACCCTCCTAGAGGCTCCGAGCTTAAAAAAGAAGGCTTCTACGCCACGAACGAAGAAACTCTCAGGAGTATCAAAGGCAGCAAGGAAAGTAAACTAGTACTTGATAAGCTCTTGGAAATGTCTAAGCTTGATAAGCTTAACGGAACATATTACAAAGGCTTACAAGAACTAGCAATAGAGAAGGATTGGGAACCAGAGTACCTACATGGGCAGTTTAACCAGTGTGTAGCTCGTACTGGTAGGCTCTCTTGTTCTAGTCCTAATCTACAGAATCTTCCACCAGAAATGGATGCTCTAACTATCACGAGGTTTTAATATGGGTTACTACAAAAACATTGCTATCTCTCAGATGGAAGAAGACGAACTTCTACAAGAAGAGATTCGAGATAAGCGTTACGAAGCTATGGTGGAACAAGCTGACGAACGACGTAAACAACTACTAGAGGAAGGAGAAGACTTTGACTTCGAGCGAGACTGCGGCGCAAGACCTTAGAGAAAACGACAACGTGTTGTCTGCTGAAGAACAAGCAGCCCAACAAGAAGCTTACTATTACCATGTGATTGCTGAGTTCTATGGAGCTTGTAAGTACTTTGGAACAGCTAAGGTGATGGCTGACTTGAAAGAGTTTAAAGATACAGTAGAAAAACCTAAAGACGAACCTAGGATTCAACTACTTTAAGGAGACTACTATCTATGTCTGTAGATAAACAAAGGCAAAAAGAAAGAAATCATATTTGGTACGAGGCAAACAAAGAGAAATGTAAAGAGTCCCGTAAAGCTTGGTATGAAAAGAATAAAGATAAAGTTCTAGAAACAAACAAAAAATGGAAAGAAAATAATCCAGAAAGATTTAAGGAGTTAGCTAGTAAATCTTATCATAAGAAAAAGAATGACCCTATAAATATTATTCATTACTTGCTAAAACATGCAAAAGCTAGGGCAAGTAAAAAGGGACTTGACTTTAACTTAACGGAAGAAGATATTATTCTACCAGATATTTGTCCCATCTTACGCGTGCCTTTCAATAGAAACACACGTAAATATGGATACTCCTTAGATAGGTATGACCCAACCCAGGGATATATTAAGGGAAATGTATGGGTTATTTCTCAATTAGCAAATGCTATGAAATGGGATTCAACTGAAAAGGAACGACAAGCTTTTGCTGCTTGGGTTATTCTATGCTCGTAAACATAGATATACGGTCCTTGGAGATTGTCTGTGCTGCTTATCTAAGCCAAGACCCAGTTCTTATGGACGAACTAGCAAGTGGAAAGGACTTACATGAAGATAATCGGGTTACATTTGGGCTACCAAGTAGACTTATTGCCAAAGTCCTTGGCTTTCGCATCCTCTATGGTGGCACAGAACACAGCTTTTGCCGTGACCCAGACTTCACCTCCGTCAGTTCCAGCAAGGAGTACTGGAAGAAAGCCATTGACGCTTACTATAGTAAGTACAAAGGAATCAAAGCCTGGCACGTAAAACTAGTACAAGAAGCAACAGTACACGGAAAGGTGGTGAGCCCAACAGGGCGAACGTTTAAGTACGAACCAAAGACAACAGCCTTTGGAACAGACTGGCCTATAACGACAATTAAGAACTATATCGTTCAAGGCTTTGGTGCTGACCTAGTGATGATTGCACGGATTAGTTTGTTCAATCGTTTAAAAGCCTCGGGGTTCAAATCTAAATTGGTAGCGACGGTTCACGACTCTATCGTTATAGATTGTCCAGACGAAGAATGGGTACAGGTAGCAGCACTAGCTTTAAAATGCGTCCAAGACGTTCCTAGTAACTTTGAGAGGCTGTTCCGCAAGCCCTTCAACCTAGCTTTGAATGCTGAAGTCTTGTACGGAAACAACCTAGGAGATATGAAAGAATGGAAACCTACGAAATCAGAGTAAGGTATGAAGATGTTTACCTGGTTCAAGCAGAAAGTCCAGAGGAAGCTCTCGAAGATGTCTGGTCTGGTAATCTTGAAGTAGACTATATTGATTCTAGTTTTGATACAAAGTATGAAAAGGTCTTGACAAGTAACAAATAGTATGCTATACTTATAGTATGAACAATAGAAAAGGAGAACAAATGTATTTTATAGTAGATGAAAGTGGTGTTGTACATGAAGCAACAACCCTAACTAAAGCTATTGACCTATGTGAAGAAGTAGGAGAATTCTGGGGAGAGAAACTCCACGAATGTATTGCTAAGGGTTCAGTTGAAGTCTTTAAGGGTACCCGAGTAAGGATTAAGTACATCCCACCACAGTACTCAGAAGTAGTAGAACCAAAGAAACCAGTAGCAAAGAAACCAACCACAAAGGCTAAACGATAACATGCAAATCACCGTACTCAGTGCAACAAAACAACAAGCAACCAGCAAAGCTGGTAAGCCTTACAGCTTCATCGAACTAGCTTACAAAGGGGAAGACGGTGCCGTTAAAGGTAAGAAAGTCATGCCATTTGGTGAGTCCAAACCAGTCCACGATGCCTTGGCTCTGGCCCAAGGAGGTGAAGCTTACAATATTACAGCAGTTAAGAATGAGGGAACAGGCTACTGGGACTGGGTTGCAGCCAGTAAATCAGACGGAAGTATCCAACAAGCTCCTCAAGCAGGAGGTACCCGAACAGCAGCCCCCGCTGCTGGAGGCAAGGTCACAGGAAGCAACTACGAGACTCCAGAAGAACGAGCTAAAAAACAGGTGTATATTGTACGACAATCAAGCATAACCGCAGCTCTTACATTCCTTGGTGGTAAGGCTAAGAGTACTGATGAAGTAATCAAGATTGCTAAAGAAATTGAAGCTTATGTATTTAGTTCTGGTACGATTGACCCACCAGCAGCTATTCCAAAGTCTCTTGATGACTTCCCTGACGACGTTCCACTGTAAGGAGAACTACTATACTAATCAATAATGCACGTAAAGATGAACAAGGTGACTGGGACTTTGACCTACGACTACGAGATGATGAAGTAGACTACCTAGTAAACTTTGCAGTACAACAACTACTCACTACTGGTATGGTTACTTTAACAGAAGACGACGGTGAGCAAGAGGTAAACCTACCCCGAGCAGGGGACAGTTATCTTAACTCACTTAACTAAGGAGCTACAATGGCAGTTATCGAGGCGTTGATTGACTCTGATTTGGTTGCGTTCCGATGTGCTGCTACATGCGAAGGGGACGACACACCTGATGTCGTCCTCTACAGATGTAACGAACTAGTCGAACGTATACTGGACAGAGTAGATGCTACTGATTATACTCTTTATCTTACTGGTGCTACTAATTTCCGAAAGGAAATAAACCCAGAATATAAAGCTAACCGAAAGGATAAACCACGACCTAAATGGCTTGAGACTTGTCGTGAGTTCCTAGTAAAGGAATGGAATGCAAAAGTCACCGACGGAATTGAGGCTGATGATGCTCTTGGCATTGCCCAGAGAGAAGATACGTTCATCTGCTCTCTCGACAAGGATTTGTTGCAAGTCCCTGGAATGCATTATAACTGGGTTAAGGATGAAGAGTATTACATCTCAGAACGAGAAGGACTCCAAAACTTCTGGACCCAAACAATAGTAGGGGATGTAGCTGACAATGTGTTTGGTATTTATGGTCTAGGTCCTGTCAAGACTCGTAAGATTCTAGAACAAGTTGAGGGAGACACCCTTGAAGAACTTGATGAAAACTATTATCAAGCAGTCAAAGCTTTGTATGACAGCCATGACCGATTACACATGAATGCCAAGTGCCTGTGGGTACTACGTGAAGAAGGAGGTATATGGGTTCCCCCCGCAGAAAGAAAACAGGTATCTACCGAAGTGGATTCGAAGCCAAATTTGCCGAAAGCCTCAAAGCCCAAGGTCTCAAAGCCAGCTACGAGAAAGACAAAATCAAGTTCACCCAGCCCAGTTGTGAACGAACCTACAACCCTGACTGGACAATCAGACCTGGAGTTTACATAGAAACCAAGGGCCGCTTTACAGGAGCCGATAGAAAGAAGATGATTTGGATACGGGATAGTAACCCAGACATCAAAGTATATATGCTCTTTATGCGGTCTACGGTTACTCTTACCAAGGCAAGCAAGACAACCTATGGTGAGTGGTGTGATAAGAACAAGATAGAGTGGGCAGATATTAAAGATACACGTAAATGGAAGAGTTGGTTTAAAGTATGACTTCACATAAAGATGACTTAAGAAGCCGAGTCCTCTCCAAAGCTGGAGAAGAGAACTGGGATAAGATATTCCCACCAAAGCCTAAGAAAGAACGGTGGGTACCACCACCATTACCCGAGGAAGTAACACATGAAGATATTCGTAATTCCAGATGCACAAGTGAGACCAGGAAGTGATAACACACACCTGATTGCTGCTGGTAAGTATGCTGTAGAGAAGAAGCCCGAAGTCATAGTGTGTCTGGGAGACTGGGCAGACATGCCTAGTCTTTCTTCTTATGACGTAGGTAAGAAGTCGTTTGAGGGTCGTATGTACATCGAGGATATTAAAGCTGCTAAAGAGGCCATGCGGCTCTTCCTAGAGCCTATCCGAGAGGAGCAAGCACGACTCATCCGTAACAAGGAAAAGCGTTGGAACCCCTACTTGGTAATGACACTAGGTAATCACGAAGCTCGTATCACTAGGGCTGTTAATGAAGACCGTAAGCTAGAAGGTTTGGTTAAGATTGAGGACTTAGAGTATGAACAATTTGGTTGGGAAGTCTATCCTTATCTTGAGCCAGTTTGTATTGAGGGCGTTGTCTTTTGTCATTATTTTACCAGTGGTGTTATGGGTCGTCCTGTTACTACTGCTTCGGCCCTTATATCTAAGAAACACCAGTCTTGTATTGCTGGTCATCAGCAGGGTAGACAGGTTGCTTATGGTAGCAAAGCGGATGGCTCAACTATAACCTCTATGATTATTGGTAGCTTCTATAGCCACGATGAAGACTACTTAGGACACCAAGGTAACAAGCATTATCGTGGGGCTGTTATGCTGCATGAGGTTAAGGAGGGTAGCTTTGACGAGATGTTCTTAAGTCTTGACTACTTAACTAATAAATATAAGGAGACTACATGAGTCTTGATTGGGATTTAAAAGGAACTAATCTAGAAGCAGCTTTTGAGCAAGTAGAACGAGACGAACGTAATCGTACTCATGGTTATCCTTGTGAAGTAGTACGACAAGGTAAACCAAACGACTACTACCAAGTGGGGGGCATTGAAGTAATTGACTATATCAAAGCAAAGCTTACGCCTGAGCAGTATAAAGGCTATCTTCTTGGTAACATTTATAAGTATAGTGGTCGCTGCCAGTACAAGAATGAGTATCAAAAGGACATTATCAAACTGGCACAGTACACTAACTGGCTGTTGAAAGAGGAAGATGGCACTCACCCTTGAAGACTTGAAGGATAAGCTTAAACGAGAAGATGAAGTTACTCTTATGGAATTACTCGAAGTCTCTTCAGAGGACTTGGTTGAGATGTTTGAGCACAGAATTGATGCTCGTTATGAGATATTAATTGAGGATTACGAAGAGGAACTAGACGATGAGTGAACGAAAAGACTACGAGTGGGATACAGTAAATGACAGGCTTACAGCTCTAGAAGCAACAGCTATAGCAAACCTACGAGACTTCTTTGCTACTAGTGCCTTGAGTATGTTAGCCCGAGAGAACACAGCTAATATGCCTTTCTCTGAGATAGCTAAGACAGCATACCACATTGCAGATGTAATGATGTTACAACGAAAGAAAGGACACAATGTCAACAGTATTACCTAGTTCTTATCAATCTGTTATTCACCGTTCACGATATGCACGCTTCATTCCTGAAGCAAAGCGTCGTGAGACTTGGGAAGAGACAGTACAACGCCTTATGGACTTTATCACCCCACGAGGACTAACCGAACAAGAAGCTAAGGACATTAAAGAAGCTATTCTTAACTTGGAGATTGTTCCAAGTATGCGTCTCCTAATGACAGCAGGAGAAGCAGCAACACGAGATAACATTGCTATCTACAACTGTAGCTATCTAGCTGTCAATAACAAACGAGCATTCAGTGAAGCTCTTTACATCCTGATGAACGGAACTGGTGTTGGTTTCAGTTGTGAACGTCAAGAGATAGCAAACCTACCTAACGTACCAGAACAATTA